TGTAACATTTACAGGTTCAACTGGTGGTACTGTAACTTTTGGGACATTCCCATCACCAATTAGTACTTACATTGGTGACACCGTTACATTATTTAACGGAAGTTCAACTACAATGTCAGGTCAATTGGCCTCGTTCATTGTTTCTGCATGTACAACCAACTCATTAAGTGCTTCAACTATGGGTCAGTGGGGTATCATGTCAGCATCGACATTTAACTCTTATACAGGCGCGGGTTACACAAATGTAACTAATTTCTTAGGTACTTCAGGTACAACCACAGCAAATGCAAACTACACCGCAAGTACTATGGATACTTGGTACTACGCAGCATTTGACCCACAGTCAGGAGATAACTACGACGGTATCTCATTTAACTCCGTCATTGGTAGTAATTTTGGTTCAACATCAACACCAGGCTCATTCTCAGGTACAGTTTCGGGAACAGTATTAAACTTTGTTGCTACGGCATACACTGAATATAATGATGTTGTTGTAGCAACTTTACGTTCAAGAGGTTTGAACTCAGACTCAAGTGGAGGTCCTGTATACACAGTGTCGGGTACATCACAAGTCATAATGGACACAACAACAGGCTCATACTCTGACGTATTAGAAAATCCATTCGCATCTTTTGCTATTTCAGGTGTGACAAATGACGGAGAAAATTTCAATTTTGAAACATCATTCTCTACTTCTGACCCTGATTATATTTCTAAAGTATTTGGAATGACTAACTTTGGTAAACCAAGAATCGAAGTTCCATTATTCTTAGAAGAAACATTCTACAACTTAATGAATTGGAGTTATAGAAAAGGTTACATAAGAGGTTTAAACGCTTCTTTAATTTCATTACCATCCGCAAGAGAAGATAATGGCACTAACTCATCAATTGCTTGGTACTTGGAGCAATACCAAACACCATCAACACCATTCATAGTTTCTGAACTACGTGGTAATACTGTTTATAGATTGTTTAAATTTGTACTTATTTCTGATGGTAATACAGCAAACCAACTTGTAAAAGTTTCAATAGCTAATATGTCATTCAATAACATGACATTTGATATCATTGTAAGAGACATTTTTGATACCGATGCTAATCCTGTGGTTCTTGAAAAATTCACAAACTGTACTATGGACCCAGCGTCTAACAGTTTCGTGGCTAAAAAGATTGGTACTTCAAACGGTGAGTTTGAATTAAAATCATCTTTCATCATGGTTGAAATGGATGAAGACGCACCTATCGATTCATTACCTTGTGGTTTTGAAGGATTTAACTTTAGAGAATATCAAGGAGCAAATTCACCTTTTGTTATTTTCAAAACACAATACAATTTTCCAGGTCAACAAATTTGGAACCCACCTTTTGGAACAACCACAGGAAGTGATAATACTACATTATCTTCGGGTGATAACATAAGAAAAACGTATTTAGGTGTTTCTAACACAGTAGGTATTGATTATGATTTCTTCCAATATAAAGGAAAACAAAATCCAACTAACCTATGTTGTGCTACCGATTCATTACCCTGGAATTACATTACTAAAGGATTCCATATGGACTCAGGTGCAACTGCTGTTACAATTGCGAATATATACACAACTTCAGGTCAAACGGCATTTGAAGTAGGTGCTGGTTCATTCCAATCTGACCCAACAAATCAATCAAACCCATACTACCGAGTTTTTGCAAGAAAATTCACTATAGTAGCTCAAGGTGGTTTCGATGGATGGGATATCTATAGAGAATATAGAAGTAACACTGACACATTTATGTTAGGTCAAAATGGTTACTTGAAAGGTGCATCACCACAACAATCAGTACTATATCCAAACGCAACTGGTTGGGGAGCTTTTAAACAAATTACTGTCGGTGATAACACACAAGACTTTGGTAATACTGATTTTTATTCATATTTACTTGGTCAATTAACATTCGCAAACCCTGAGGCGGTTAACATTAATGTGTTTGTAACACCAGGTATTGATTATGTAAATAACTCAAACTTGGTTGAACAAGCTATTGATATGATAGAATCAGACAGAGCGGATTCGTTGTATGTATGTACAACACCTGACTACGACATGTATGCACCAACAACATCAAATTTTCAGGGTGACTTTATATACCCACAAGAGGCGGTAGATAATTTAGAGGAATCAAATATAGATTCAAACTACACGGCAACTTACTATCCCTGGATTTTGGTTAGAGATGGTGTTAATAATACTCAAATTTACATTCCTCCGACATCTGAGGTTGTAAGAAATTTAGCACTTACAGATAATATTGCATTCCCCTGGTTTGCAACTGCTGGTTACACAAGAGGTTTAGTAAATGCGGTTAAAGCTCGTACCAAACTAACACAAGAAGCGAGAGATACTTTGTATGAAGGTAGAATCAATCCAATTGCAACATTCTCAGACGTAGGAACAGTAATTTGGGGTAACAAAACTCTTCAAATCAGACAATCGGCACTTGATAGAATTAACGTAAGAAGATTGTTACTACAAGCTCGTAAGTTGATTTCAGCTGTGGCTGTTAGATTGTTGTTCGAACAAAACGACGAACAAGTAAGACAAGACTTCTTGGATTCTGTAAACCCAATTTTGGATTCAATCAGAAGAGATAGAGGTTTAGTAGACTTCAGAGTAACAGTTTCAAACAGTCCTGAAGATATCGACGCTAACCAATTGGTTGGTAAGATTTACTTAAAACCAACAAGAGCACTTGAATTTATCGACATCGAATTCTTGATTACTCCAACAGGAGCTTCTTTTGAAGACATTTAATAATTAAAAATAAGGGGGGTTGTTCACCAATCCCTCTTTTAGCCTAAACAAAAAAAAACTATGGAATTTAAAAAATCAAAATTAAATGAAAATCTTAACTTACCTAAAACAGGTAAAAAATCATTTTCAAAGAAATCACAAAATATCATTGTTTCTGAAGCACAATTAGAAAGATTGATTGAAAAAATCGCAAAAAACAAAAATGTTTAAAAAAGTTTTAAAAGAGTTTTTAGAAGAAAAACTTTTACGTGAAGGTTTTGATGATGTTGGTAATCCTGATTTAAAGTACTATGCTTTTGATTGGGATGACAATATTGTTTTTATGCCAACGGAAATTATTGTGGCAACCGCTGACGGTGAAGAGGTTGGTATGGGTACCGAAGATTTTGCGGAATATAGAATGGATATCGGTAAAGAACCATTTATGTATAAAGGAAAAGAAGTTGTCGCATTTGCAAATGACCCCTTTAGGAACTTCAGAAGTGAAGGAGACACTCAGTTCATCGTTGACGCAATGTTAGCTAAACCAGGACCGTCTTGGGATGATTTTGTGGAGTGTTTAAATGGTGGTTCTATCTTTGCAATTATCACAGCAAGAGGACACAACCCCGAAACACTTAAAGAGGCGACATACAATTACATTGTTACAAATCACAACGGTATTTCAAAACAAGAATGTATTTCAAATTTAAAAAAATTCAGAAACATTGCCGAAGAAGGTGAAATGGACGGAAATGAAATTATTATGGAGTACCTTAATATGTGTAAATTTCACCCTGTAACTTTTGGTGAAGGTTCTGCGACGAACCCTGAGGAAGGAAAAATTAAAGCCCTAAGAGAATTTATCTCACACGTAAAAGAAATGTCATCAAGGTTAGGTAAACAAGCGTTCTTCAAGAACGATGTGAAAAACAGATTTATACCGGAAATTGGATTTTCTGATGATGACCCTAGAAATATAGAAAAGATAAAGCAATTCTTAGATACTGAATACTCAGATAAACCAGTAAGAACTTATTTAACTAAAGGAGGAGAAAAAAAAGAAATATAATTTATTTAAGTATTGCTGGAGCTGGATATACATAATCCAAAATTTCCGGAATAAAGTAAATAGAAAAATTTTTCGACATCCGTGTATTTATAAGTAAATAAATTAAAAAAACGAAAACTAAAAAAAAATACTATGGCTGATTTATTAATGAAAATGCCGATGCCTTACGAACCAAAACGTAAAAATAGATTTATCTTAACGTTCGATTCTTCTTTGGGCATCAATTCTTGGTTTGTAGAATCTACAACAAGACCACAAATTACAATCAATCCTGTTGAAATTCCATTCTTAAACACATCTACTTACGTAGCGGGTAGATTCACGTGGAATACAATAAACGTTACATTCCGTGACCCAATTGGACCATCAGCTGCTCAAGCACTTATGGAGTGGGTACGTCTACATGCAGAATCTGTTACAGGTCGTATGGGATACGCAGCAGGTTATAAGAAAAACATTTTCTTGGAAATGTTGGACCCAACAGGTGTTGCTGTTGAAAAATGGATTTTACAAGGAACATTCTTAACGGATGTTAACTTTGACTCTTTAGGCTATTCAGATGACAATTTAGCAACTATCTCAGCGACATTACGTCCAGATAGATGTGTTTTAGTTTATTAATAGTATTTACGAAAAAATCAGTGTAGTTATATTTAACCATAGGGGAAACTCTATGGTTTTTTTTTAATATGACAGATTACTCACAATATTTACAAGAAGGTTTTAATTTACCTCACGATGTAGTTGAACTACCATCTCGTGGAAAATTCTATAAAAATAAAAAATCAGCCTTAAAGGTTGGTTACCTGACTGCCATGGATGAGAACATCCTTTTGGCTGATAATAGAAATAATGATATCATTTCAACACTTTTGAGAAACAAAATTTACGAACCAGATTTTCATCCCGATGAACTTTTGGATTGTGATATTGAGGCTATCCTTATTTTCTTAAGAAATACTGCTTTTGGTTCGGAGTACAAATTGATACTAAGAGACCCAAAAACACTTCAAGAGTTTGAGGTATCGACACAACTTGATGAATTAAACATCAAAAAACCTTTACACGAACCTGATGGTGATGGTCTATTTACGTTTATATTACCTGTTGGTGGACAGACAGTAAGATGTAAAATGTTAAATGGTTACGACCAAAAAGAGTTGAAAAAATTCGAGGACGCATACCCAAATGGAGTTGTTGCTCCGGTTCAAACCAAAAGACTCGAAATGCAGATTATATCGATTGATAATACATCTGATAAAGGTGACATTGCAAAATACATCCAACAGATGCCAATTGCAGATTCAAAATTCATAAGAAATTCGTTAAAAGATTCTGAACCAAGATTGGATTTGGAACGAGTATTTACAGCCCCGTCAGGAGAAAAAGTGAGCGCCAGAGTCACTTTCGGGGCCGAATTTTTTCGTCCTTTCTTCTAATTACAGGCAAATTATGATGGATGAGTTTTATTACTTATCCAAGTACGTTCATTTCTCATATAGTGATATGATAAAGATGCCAATATTTGAAAGAAAATACTTTATTAATAAGCTTGTAACTGAGTTTGAAAAAAAGAATGAACAAGCTGAACAGTCAAGAAATAAAAGATAAGGTATTTATCTAAAAAAACTAAATGTTTCTACAAGACGTAACATCAACAGGAGGAGGGGGGGGACCCTCAATCAGTGACGCATTAAATGCTGTCAAAAATTCTTTTGACAAATTACAAGATAGTATTTTTGATTTTGAGGACCAAGTATCACGTGTCAATCGTCAAGTATTGGGTCAGGGCTCAATTTATGCCAAGTCAATGAGGGAACAGTTTGCTAAGGCAACAATGGATGTTTTACAAATTGGTGGAAATTTAGATGACGTAGCTAACACATTTTTAGCAATCAACAAAGTTATGGGAAAAAACACTATGTTATCTGCTCAAGAATTATCAAACATGGTTGCTTTACAAAAATCTGCAGGTATTACTGCAGATGAAATGGGGTCTCTTATTGAGGCATTTGATAGTATAGGTGTTGGTGTTGAGGGTGCTGTAAGTTCTATTGATGACATGGCATCTAAAGCACGTAGTTTGGGATTGAATGTTAATACATTTTTAAGCACTACGGCTAAAAACTTAAAATTAGTTAACTCTTACGGATTCAAAGATGGTGTTGATGGACTAACACGAATGGTTGCCCGTGCACAAGCACTTCGTATTGATATGTCATCAGTAAAAGGTCTTGCTGCTGATTTATTGAACCCTGAAAAGGCGGTAGAACTTGCCGCTGAGTTCCAAAATTTAGGTGGTGCCATCGGAGCATTAGGTGACCCGTTCCAACTTATGAACTTAGGTCAAAATGACATGGAGGGTTTACAGAATGCTATTATTAATGCAACAAAGGCTTCTGTACAATTTAATGGTCAAACAAAACGTTTTGAAATATCTGCACTTGAAATGAGAAGATTAAGAGCGTTTGCAAGCGCTACGGGTGCTGATTACGAACAACTTGCGGATAGTGCGGTAAGAGCGGCTAAAGAAACCATGGCGTTTGAAGACATTAAATTCTTGGATGTTGATTCAGATAAAAAACAACTTATTGCTAATTTAGCTAAACTTAATAAAGACGGTAAATTAGAAATCCAACTTCCTAATATGGATAAAGCTGTCGAGTTAACTGAATTAAATGCAAAACAAATTGAGGATGCATACGGCGAATTACAAAAACAACAAGAAACTGGTGAGTTAGATGCTTTAGGTGTTGCCAGAGCACAACTATCAACACTTGAACAGATTGTAGTTACACTTAAAACACCTGCGGGAAAATTAGCCGCGAACATAGCCGGTGGACAAAACTACGAAAAGGTGAGTCAAAATGCAAAAAACTTATCTCAACAAGTTCAGCAAGGGTTAGAAACGTTATTGACGGAAGAAAATTATGAAAGTATTAGTAATTTACTAAGTCAAAAAATAAGTAATACATTAGAACAAATTGATTTTTCATCGTTTGAAACGTTAGGTGCCAGTGTTAGTGATTTGGCACAAGAACAATTGATTAATGTTTTTCAAAGAATAAGAACAACATTACTAACACAAGGACCTTTAACAACTAATGCTGTTCCGTCAATGGTTCCACAAACAACAAGTAGTCCTGTAAATAATATGACCCCCACTACAAATGCTACCGCGTCTATTAATGTTGAAAACGTGGAAGTAATACATAAAGGTACCGTTGAAATTAAAGGATTACAAGAGACACTCAACATCGCATCTTTAAGTCAGTCACAATTACAAGAGTTGGGTACAAAAATTAAATCAGCAATGGGAAGTCAATTCCTTGCTACGGGATAATAAAAAATCCAATTGAACCTATTTATTGATAAATACAAAATAGATGGAGAGCCCATTATCGTTCAAAGGAACAGAAAAGTTTAGAAAAGATTTACTTGTTAAGAATTTACCACCTTACAAGACAAATAACTTTTCTTCGGTTGGCAATGCTGGTGATGCAGAATTTAGACTAAGAGAATTTAGTGTTGTTGATTCACCAACTCTTGATGAGGTGCAAGATGTTCAAGAACAAAAACTATATGTTAAAAATGCGTATGGACCTGGTAATAGTTCAGGATATGGTGCTACTGTTGATATTAATAAAGATTATGGGACACAATCAAATTTAGGTCCTTACAGTAATAGTGGTGGTGAACCCGGTAAAACAACTGAACAATCACAAAAAGATGCATATATTCAGAACACATTTGGTCCTGAAGACGGTTATATTTATGCTCCGACAATACAAAATGTACATAAAGTAATAGCCGAAAAAGATTCATATTTTAATTATATATCGTCCGTTTATCCATTATCGAGTCTTTTCTTAAGTGAAAATCCGAGAGGTAGTAATGGGTCGTTAGCACAAGATTCACCTATGATTCAAATAGCTGCTCAGTCTTTAAGGGCAGAATTACAATATAGGATTGCACAAGAAACTTATGAGAATACTTTCGGTAGAGTTAATTTATTAGATGCGTTAAAAGACCCCTTCCAAGCTGCTGAGATTTTATCTGGAAGAGCGCCTTTAATTGATAGGGATTGGCAAATTTCAGTACCTGGTAGTTTAGTAGGTAAAGGTTTAGATTTTTTAAGTAGAATTACTGGTGTATATTCACCATATTCATGGATACCTGGTGATTATTTTGCTGTTGATGGTAAAAAAAGTTTTATAAATCAAACAATTAACCTTGTTGGTAGTTTATTTGGAAGACCACAATTACTACCGACCACAAAAAATGGTTCGGATATTTTCTTAGCAAACACAGGTCAAGGTTCTGTGTCCGCACTTTTTTCAGCCTTAGAATATAACAACTTTAGACCTGACTACAAAGCTAACTTTATTGGTGATTTAAATTTGGGTGCACCCAAAGGAAATTACTATGTTGGAAGTAGAACTCAAGACCCTGACAATTTAGTATTTCCAAACAATGAATTACCTGTCGACCCACTTGGAAGAAGAATTAAAGTGGCGGTTCGTGGATATAGTGAGGTTGCTAAATTATATGAAAATAATCAAAACTTCAATTTTGGACCAGGAGAGGCGGAACCTTCAGACGGTGCGGGTGAGCAAGGTGGGTTTACGTGGATATCACCAAAAACAAAAGGTAATGCTGGTAAGAAAGTAGGTCAGGGGGGTAGAATTCAGGGTGAAGACCCAAATTGGCCGTCAATCAGTTCTCAATTTGATAAGTCGGAATCTACAGACTTTGCACTTCGTCAGGGGTCTATTATGGATGACACCCAAAGATTGGTTGATGCTGCTGATGGATTACCGGGTAATGCTAGATTAGGTCACGTTGGTAATGCCATTAACCAAACGTCTAAGGTGTTTTGGGATGGTACAAGGGAAATAACTAAAGGTTCACGAGTAAAGAGGTATGTTGACCAAAATGGAACTCTTGTTGGACGTGAATATTGTCGTGTGTTTACAAAAGACACACCATATATGGCGTATAATGACTTACAAAAAACAAGTGGTAATATTCGTAAGTTTACTTATTCGGTTTTAGACAACACATATAACTTAAACATCGCACCGATTAATGGGGATGAATCAACAAACATTGTTGATGGTCAAGTAAAAAAATACATGTTATCGTTAGAAAATTTGGCGTGGAGGTCAACAGACCTTCAACAAGATTTACCGGCATGTGAGAAGGGGCCAAATGGTGGTAGGATAATGTGGTTTCCACCGTATGATTTAAGTGTTGATGAAAGTGTATCTGTTGATTGGAATACAAACGTATTTTTAGGAAGACCAGAACCAATCTACACTTATAATAACACAAAAAGAACAGGTAGTATTAAATTTAAAATTGTTGTTGACCACCCATCAATTCTAAATGTTTTGGTAAAAAAAGAATTACAAAACGTAACGCCAGACTCAGAGGTTACAAAAATTATTGATTCATTCTTTGCTGGATGTAAAGAATATGACATTTATGATTTAGCTAAAAAATATACAACCTTAACCTTTAATGAAATTTTTAATGTTGTTGAAAAAACTAAAAATATCGAAGACTTTAAAAAGGCGGTAAAACAAATACCTTCAACAAATTCACAACAAGCCGATGAGGGCGAAAGTTTGCCAACGTTTGATATTTCTGATTTAAAATTATACTTTGATAATGATGTACCTGACCCCCGCTCAACATCTACAACATCTTCAGTTGACTATGAAAATACATTTAACGCCTATTCTGCATCAAAAACTAACTATGTAACCAACGCATC